TTTAACCATAGTTAATGGTACGTATGGGCAGTAGAAAATACCAGCATCATACGGGTTTGCGCCTCTATAACCAACACATGCAAAATCAACTGTAGCATATGGATCGATATAGACTTTTAGCCTTCCGTTAAGAACACCAGCAAAAGTATTACCAGTATCATCTACGTTCATGCCGTTAGCAAGTGCAGGAGCAAAGTCCAACATACCAGCTCCAGCAAGTGCAGAAGCAACATCAGAAGAACAAAGAACAAAGTTGCCCTTTCCACGTCTAGTTTGCTTAGCAATCACGTTAGCTTCTCTTTCGAGTTGCATTACTAGGCCTTTAAACTTCTCTGCCATCCAACGTCCGTCTGAATCACCAGCAACATCAAAGATGCCGTTGACTGCAACAGAAGCTTGACGAGCACCGATCTTAGCTTTAGTAAGAACTGTTCTAACCATTTCTCTGTTGATTTCCGCAAGGATTTCAGAAGAAAGGATGTTAGCAAGTTCTGCTTCAGCATCTAATCCGTGTACAGCTTTAAGGTCTTGAGCAAGTTCCATTGTGTACTCAGCTTTAAGAGCTCTTGACTGAGCAGTTACTGTAGCTTTCTCGATTGAGAATGCCATTTGGCCAAACTGATTAGCAGAAGCGATAGCAGAACCGACAACAGCAGTTCCTTTAGCTTCGCCTAATGCAGTAGTAACACCAGTACCGAATGCAGAAACTGTATCAGCAGTATCAACAATAGATCCATCAGTATCAGCATCAACTACGCCAGCAAGACCAGTAGGATCAGCAACTTGTGCAGTTACGCCTGAGAATGCAGTATCAGCTTCGTCAAATAGTGCTTCTGTTCCAGCCTGTGTAGAGTACTTAGATTTCATTGCAAAGATAAGTCCAGTAGGACCAGTCATTGGCTGAACGCCAGCGATATCATATGCAATTAGGTTTGGCATAGCTCTTCTTACTAAAGAGATAAGTACCGGATCAAAGCCAGCAACGTTAGATGCAGAAGTTGCGTTAGCAGCTGTTTCTGAGATCATGTTACCTTGGATGGCCATTGAGTCTTCTTTCAAAGACAGTTCTTGGTTTTCGAGCAAACGAGCTACTGTAGCTCTTTTGTGTTTCTCAGTAATAGCAGGCGCATCGGCGTGCTCGAGTACTGGACTCCATTTTTCGATTAAGTTTGAATCTGTGTTAAACATTTTATGTTTCCCCTGTTAAGATTATTTATTAAAGTTTGAGATAGCTTGTGTATATCTGTCCATGTTGGAACTTAATGCGGCTACTGGAGCCGTGTCATTCCCAACTAGGGTTGATACATCATCGACTGATTCGGTTAAGTCTTTAGTGAAGTATGACTCTCTAACAACTTTAACTTTCATTTCAAAGTTATCCTTGTTATCAAAATCAATGTCTTCAACCAAAGAAGCAAGTTTTTCAGCTTCTGTGTGAGCAAGTCCCGAAGATTGTTCTCTAACTACGTCAGATCTTGTTAAAGATTGGTTAGACTCATGTAGTTGGATATTCTCTTCTGTGGTTTGATTTAAAGTTTCTTCTAGTTCAGCAACCTGTGAAGACAATTCGTCTACTAGGTCAACCTTACCTTCTGGAACTTCGATGTAATGTTCTTTGAACACTGCTTGAAGTGAAGTCATGAATTCGTTTGACACCTCAGTCCTAAGACCTTCGGTTACAGCAACTTCATTTTCTTTCATCCAGTTAGAGACTACATAGTTTAAGTAGGAATCAACCTTCTCAACCAACTCGCCTTTAACGTCTGATACTTCCTCTTCCAAGTTCGATGCATATTCAGTTTCTAGCCTTTCTACTTCCTGAGCTAACTTACTAGTAAGTACAGCCTCGAAAATTGCTCCAGCCTTTCCTCTGAATGCTTCAGATAAAGTAGCTTCTTCTGCAATCATTGCGTCCAAATCTTCTTCAAAATCTACAGATTCAACCTTAGCTTTAGCCTTCATTTTAGACTCAGAATCATCTTCGTCTTCATCTGAAGTTTCACTAACAGCAGTCATCTTAGCAAACATTTTTGATGCATCTTCTTTCTTTGCATTCTTTAACATATCAACAGTAGCCTGAATTATACCAGCCTTAGTTTTCGGAACAGTTGGAGCAGACTCTTCGACTTCTTTCTCGTCGTCTTCATCTTCTTCTTCTGTGTCGTCTTCTTCGGACTCGTCTTCCTTCACTTTCTTAGCTTCGTCTAGAGTTCCTTCGTCTTCAACTTGTTGGTCTTCAACGAGCTCCGTCTCAAGCTCTACTACATCTTCTGATATGTCTTCCTGACTCGCTAGAGTTTCGTCTAGCACATTTTTGTCTTCTGACATTTTGTATTCTCCTTTAAGAATTTACAAGTTTAGAGAGGAAATTCTTGAAAGCTTTAATCTCAATATTAGCTGCGCCAATACCTCGAGCTTCTTTTATTTCAGTCTCAATTTCTTCAATTTCTTGTGCCCTTAGGATGCCGTTATCCCATACCCAATCTACACCTTCCATAATTCCATTGACAAAAGCCTCTGGAGCGGAAGGGTCTTGGACTATATCTACAGTAGATAACATAAAGTCATCACCCACATACGACGTTCCATTCTTGTTCACAAGAGTTCCCATACCACGACTTGATACACCTAGCTTAACTCCACCTTCAAGAAGACCTTCAACGATCTTGCCCATAGGGGTATTAAGTATTGATGCTTTTCCTACAATATCACTACCGTTCCATTTGAGCGATGTGATTTTGTGTGAAACTTTATCTAAGTTAATGGTAGGCCCTTCTGGATGATTTAACTCTCCGACTGCCCTACCAGTACTTACTTGTTCTTTTATATACTTCTCGACCGCACCTTCTAAAATGCGCTTCTCGTATATTCGGCCGTTCCTATTCTTAGCATCGGCCTGCATGAAAACACCTTCAATAAAATAACTTTTTGTGCCGTCTTTTTTGGCTTCAGTTATTACTTCAAGGTCACTATCATGATACTCACTTATTAGTCTCATTCTAGTTCTTCTCCCATTAATTTAATAAAATCATTTGCAGCTTTTTCTGCATCTTTAGGTGACTTGAAACTGTCATCCAGTTTATCACCGTTAATATAGACAGTGTAGCCTTTACCCTTTTGGGTCACTACTATATCTATCTTCTTGCTTTTTCCGCCTTTAAAAGCTTTAACCTGTTTCTCTCCTGAAGCAAGTTTAAACTTTTCGCGAAGTTCTACAAATGATGGCATTGTTATTCCTGTTCCGCAGTCGCGGATTTACCTATTTGAGATGCAATATCAATCTTCTTTGCATCCATGGCTGTACTCAATTTAGCTGAAATAGCAACCTCAAAATCTTTTTGAGCCTGTACGTTATCTCCTGCTTTCAAACTATCAATTAAATTCTCTATTGACATAATATGTTCTCCTTATATATTTATACAAATTGATCCTTCTGGATTAATCATCCCATCTTGGATCGTCATCTTCCGGTGCATCAAGTTCACCAGCCTTCAATTCAGCATCGATTTCTTTCTGAATATCATCAATATCATCCTTTGTTTGACGTAGGATGTTCTTACGAACCCACGCATTAGAGATGTATTTACCCACATACTCATCAACTTGAGTAAGCATTTCAAACCTTTGCTGTACCATTTCGGCTTCTTTTAACTCGGAGAAATAGTTATCTTCAATAAAATCAAAAACAATATAGTTCTTCCAGTCCTGCCAATCTTCCTTAGTGATAATACCCTTCAACAATAGTTGGGTTCTAAGTAGCTGTAGGAAAGTATCTGAAAATCTCTTTCTTAACCTATCAATGAACTTCTTAAATTTAACTTCATCTCTTGATATTTCGGTTGATCTACCTAAAGAGAATTGAGCTTCTTGTTCAAGACGGTTAATAGGTACATTCAAACACTTGTATAGCTTCTTTTGGAAGTATATGATGTCATCAATCTGTCCTAGGTTTTCGCCACCTGGGAGAGTAGTAATTTCCGTACCCCTACCACCTTCTCTACGTGGCAAAAAGAAGTCTTCAAGCATTGACATATGCTTACGATCATCTTTAATATCACCCGTAGAAGCATCATATACCAGTTTATTTCTATACTGATTCATAATACCTTTTAAGTATTCTTCTGCTTTACCCTTGGGTAAGTTACCAACGTCAATATAAAAGATTCTTCGCTCTGGAGCTCTACTTATTCTGTAGATAACCAGTGAGTCTTCCATCATCCTTAATTGGTTAACAGGTTTAATAGCTTTCTGCAAATAAGACAGAATGCGCTTTCTACTAGGATCCAACATACCAGACGTTGCGTAACATATAGCATCTGGGTGTATCTTTATACCTTGCCCACCTAGCGTCATTTTATCATCTTGAAACAAGAAGTATTCCTGTTGTTTCACTATAATATTAGCACCAGTTTTAGGGTCTTTCTTTTCTTCAACCTCTTTAACCTTTCTTAGCTTAGTCGGGTCGATATAACGTAATTCTTTAATGCCTGCTTGAGGCTTCTTATCATCAATAATAACATGATAAGGTAATCTTCCATCTACATACCACTTTCTGAATATATCATGTGAGTATGAGTTGAAATGCAATAAACCTAAAATTTCTTCAAATTCTGCTCTTATTGTATCTTTAATCTTATTGGAAATATCCAATTTATCCAAAACGATGTTAACAGGTGATTCATCATGATCACCAATTATTGACTCGTTTACAATATCTTCAATCGCTGCATCGCATTCGGGTTGTTGTGCAACATCCCTATACTTTAGTATCAAATCAGCTTCATCTTTAGATTTGTCGCCATCTAAATCCAGATACGCACCAAAATGGCCACCGGCATTAATTACACCAGACCCATCTTCATCCGTCTCGGGTACAAACGAAGGCCTTATAGGTTCTTCGCCCTTTCTCTTAATTTCAAATCCAAATAATTCAGCCATGCCTTATCCTCAAATAATATCGGGAGGGGATTAA